GAAAAAGGCGGATGGGTTTTTACTGCAAACAGATCTAGGCGCTGGAAGTGTGCAAACTGTATGGGGAAAAAATGAACGCAATCGACTTGGCTAAAGAAGAAATAGACTGCGAACATAAAGGTCACGTTTTCGATTTTAACTGTAAGATCTGTAGGGATAGATTCATAATTACAGAACCGTGTAAGTCTTACAGAAAGTCTTTGGCGGATCATTTATCTAAACGGTGGGGCGAATTTGACTATAAAAAGGAACAGTCATGCGGGTGTCTAAGAAAGTGCAAAAGAATAGCGACAAAAAACATGTACTCAGGACAGAAGTAACGTATGAGATTGCCGAACAGATTTGCATTACGCACCTGGAAGCAATCAAACAAGATTTAGATCATTATATTAAAAGCAAGGTTTTAATCTTTGTTGACGATCCAACTGCTGACAAAAAACTGTTAAAGAAAAAGATTGACGAAATCAACGGGATCATTGAATATTTAAACAAATGAAGAAAAAGAAACTACCAACACTCTCAGCCCTAGAGAAAAAACTAGATAAGATTTTCTCTGAATATATCCGTAAAAAAGACGCGGATTTTGGTGGAACCGTAGAATGTTGTACTTGCGGTAAGCTGGAATTTTGGCGGGACGTTGACGCAGGACACTTTATTAAAAGGCAGCATAAATCTGTCAGATGGGATGAAAGGAACGTCCATCCTCAATGTCGTAGGGACAATCATTTCATGGGCGGACGGCAGGATGATTACGCAAGGTTTATTATTAAAAAATACGGTCAAACTAATTTTGACGAGTTAATGCGGCTTAAATACACTACTGTTAAACATACTCGTTCGGATATCGAGGAAATGATTGAGATTTACAAAGAGAAACTGGAAAAACTGTGAACGATGATGATTTAGAAATTATCGAGGCCGCGTTAATTTATGCCTGTATCGAAAACAAAGGCGAGTTTTTCATAAAATTTCCTGAAGATGTCCATCCTGGAACTCTGATGTATAGAGTAGAGGCTGACGGTATAATGTTCAAATACAAAGATGAGAGAGTATTAAATTGAGCGACGAAATTGACGCTGCGAACGATCACGCAGACAAGATGCTGGACAGTCAGATCAAAGCAGTCAGGAAAAAGGCGGAGCTTGTAAAGGGGGAGCCTGGAGACTGCGAATTATGTGGTGAGCACTCCATGAGACTTGTACACGGAGTATGCGCCCCTTGTAGGGATCGGTATAAGCTTAAATGAAAGATCTTATAAGGTTTCATGTAAGACGTCCCCCTAATTGCACAGACCGCGATGAATTTAACAAATGGGTACACGCTGCTAAACAGTATCCACCAAGCTATAAGGTATGGTTTTGCACAGACTGCACGAATTCATTTCAATTACAGATGAAAAAGGAAGGAAGGTGCGACCATCCTTATATTAAGTTCAAGATGACAGAAAATGAAATAGAATGTTATGTAGATCCTGACCAGTTGCCGCTTCATTATCAAACTATCGAAAAACTAAATAAGGGCAAACGATGATTCAAAATGGTAACAAGATCGAAGGAAACATGGTGGAAGTGCGAACCCGTTACGGGTGGACTAAGGTTAAACAATACAGGGCAAAAAAATGAAAATGGTAGACAAGATAGTAGACGTATTGAAGCAGATGGATATGACTGCTTTGCAGATCCAGCAAGCAACGGGTATTAACAACATTAAACCTTTACTCTGGCATTTATCTAAAAATAATAGAGTATTTAAATACAAAAAAATCAAAGAAAACTATATTAAAGGGCCGAGAGCTGTATATATATACAGTTTAAATAAACCCTTAACCTTAGATCAAGCAGTGGAGACTGCGAACTAGGATGCCTAAAGGTAGACCAAGCAAGCCCGATTCTAAATGGTTAAAAAGATATATAACCGAGCCGGATCGGGCTATCTTACTTGCAGCTGGACACGGGAACATAAGCAGGGGTTATCACGAGATCCTGAGCTTTTACGCTTATTTCTATAGACTAGGTTATAGACCCCATTTTCCCCGAGAATGTTTAACTGTAAGTATTTGTCTTAACAATACAGATTCTCAATTACGGAAGCTCTGGTGGAATGATAAGAGTTACAAAGAGAGGCCCGAGCTAAACAATGCCAAGGATGCTATAGAAAGCCCGTAGAGCTAATGAAACAGTGCGAACCTAGGATGACCCCGCCCCGAAGGGAAGAATAGATTTAAACGTATCTAATAGAAGAATAAACAAATGCAATAACGGCATAAGTAAAACTTATAGATAGAGATAAAGAAAGAAAGTTAAAGGGAAAGAGGGAGAGAGGGCACCTCGCCCCAGTCATATATATGACTTACCGCCAATAGGGTTATTCTCTATTCCAGAATTGAGAACGATCACTCCAGAATTGAGGGCGAAAAAAAAGCGCCCGAAGGCGCTTGGTTGATCTGACTGGATTAACCTTTGAGTATTATTATTATTAAAACAATCAAGGCGTTGATTATGGCGATCATAAGCAGATCCACAGACCCAATAGAATCCAGGCACCCATTACAAAGCCAGCGAAAATCCATTTTAGGTTATCCATTATAGGGTCACTCTCTCGGCTAAAGATTCGCTTATGTGGCCGTTTTTCTGTAGACAATCTACAAACTCGCAAAACTCGCTGCGTATTGTTGCATTGTATTGATTGTGCAATTTTCCGCGCTTAAATCCTTCCGGCCAGCCTTGCCAAAATGCCCTGCGAACCTGCGCTTTTGTCGTAAAATCGTATTTTTCGCTACTCATATCTAAAATTCTCCATTTTGTTGCACTGCACACAAGGGGCAAAGTGCCAAAAAACACGTGGTTTTATACCCGTGTATGGTGCGGTGCAGCAATTATCCGGCACAAGCCAACCATTCGCCGGTCAGCTCTAATCCCTCGTTTTCCGCACATTGGATGAGATACTCCGCGTCCTCACGATGCAGGTCGCCAGGTTCGTTTTCTTCCAGCAGGTCGGAAAGGAAGCCTTCGACTCCATCGTGCGGCGTGGTGTGGAATATTTCCAAATTATCGCCGTTCATCATGGCGCACTGATAGTCATCATTCACAAGGAAAATAAATCCGCTGTTTTTGTTAAATGCTACGCGTACGCCATCATCGCTGAATCCGTCCGGCAATTGTTGGCTAAGTAATTCCGCTGCCATGCTGCGTTCACGTGATCCGAATTCCGCAAGATTTTCTGTGTAATAGTCCATGTCTGATATCCATAAGTAAGACGCAACGAGCGCCACAATGCGCCCGATTAAAGGCGCATCATGTCGAACGCTAGGCGTAGATACAATAAAGCTCGATATATTTCCCTTGCGAATCAGAGCGTGAAACCGGATAAATAGCGTAGACAAAATCGGGCGCATTGTTTACTTCACGCCCTATTAAATCATTGACTGCGTATTTGCCAGCATCATACCGCCCGCGGTTCAATGTTTTACCATTGATAGGTTTGAATAAACTTTCTGTTAGTATTTTGTCTGCCTGTGATTTTTTTACAATCTTTAATGTTTTCATGTTTACTCCATGTCTGAAATGCCGGTAACCGACCGGCGCGGGTTGAACAATTAAACAATAAAGTCAGGGTGCCCGTCAACGCCGAACGTTGGCACGTAGGCCAGCAGTGCGTTACGGCTGCGGTCGGTGCGAGACGACCGGATCAGCGACGAAAGGCATCGCGCCAGCATTCCAACGTCGGCGCCCATTGCTTGAAACTGTTTAAGCTTCGAGATCTCGCGGGTTTCGGCTTTGTTCATTTTTCTATTCCATGTCTGAAAAGCCGGAAAACGTCCGGCGCGTGTAAGTATTAGAACATTATCCAATAGAATGTTCAATCTTTTTTCAATGAAACTTTTTGATGATCGAATAAATTTATTTTATGGCCGGGAATCAGTCGGCTTCCGCACATCCGCCCGCACATCGCCTCGCACATCGTCGGCCGGCGGTCGGTCGGTTGGCAGCCTAGCGCGGTCGGTCGGTCGGCGGTCATTGTGCGATGCAACATAGGGGGGGGGATGGTCTGGCTGGCTCGAGAAAAATTTGCAGGTGCCCCCTCTCCACAAAAAAAGCCAATTTCACTTTTTTAATGTATCCTTATCCAAAGGAGAAAAAATGGAAGAAGCGACGAGTACGATTAACAGTACGATTCCCAAGAAAAAAGGCCGTCCCAAAGGATCTGTTAAATTAACTCTACAGAGAGTTGCGAACAATCCTGAACTATTAAAGACTGACGGGGATAGATTAAAAGAGTTAAAAGGTCTTTTAATAAGTTCTAAAGGTAAAGACGTAGTAGAAAAAGCCTTAGAGATAGCGATGAACGATGAACATCCTCATCAAGGTGCGATGATTAAACTCTGTATGGATAGATTACTCCCTGTTTCTTTGTTTGAGAAAGATAAAGCTCAGAGGAGTGCGGTGACTATTAACATTACAGGAATCGACAGTCCGCAGATCATAGAGGGAGAGAAGATTGGCTAGTCTTTATATTATAAGCAAACAAAATGGCTGATTTAAACTTTAGCCTTCTACCCTGGCAGAAAGAAGTCTTCCAAGACAAAGCTCGATTTAAAGTTATAGCCGCTGGACGTAGGTGTGGTAAGTCCCGTCTAGCAGCTACTACTTTGCTCATTGAAGGTCTTAGATGCCCCGCTGGTAGTGCGGTTTTGTACGTAGCCCCCACTAACGGCCAAGCTCGACAGATTATCTGGCATGTCTTAATGGAAATCGGACGAGAGGTAATCTCTGGAAGCCACATTAACAACATGGACATTACTCTAGTGAATGGAGCTATGATTTATGTACGAGGGGCTGATAGACCGGATACCTTACGAGGTGTTTCTTTAACATACGCCGTTTTGGACGAAGTAGCGGATATCAAACAAGAAGCCTGGGAACAAGTTATCCGAGCTTCTTTAAGTGATAAAAAAGGCCGAGCGATCTTTATTGGCACTCCAAAAGGACGTAATTGGTTCTATGATTTGTTTAAGTTGGGAGAGAATGGAGACGATGAAGATTGGAAGTCCTGGCACTTCACTACTAAAGACAATCCTTTAATAGACCCAAAAGAGATTGAGTCCGCAAAAAAGACGTTAAGTACGTTTGCTTTCAAGCAAGAATATATGGCTTCGTTTGATAACGCTGGAAGTAAGTTATTCAAAGAGGAGTGGATTAAATATGGTAAAGAACCAGAAGGTTCGTACTTCATCACCTGCGACCTCGCGGGGTTTGAAGATGTCTCGAAAACGAACGGTACGAACAAAAGGCTCGACGAATCAGCAATCGCTATTGTCAAGGTTACTGAAGAAGGTACTTGGTTTGTTAAAAAAATAGAACACGGACGATGGGACATTAAAGACACTGCTTTTAACATTCTCAGATGTGTCAAAGAATATAAGCCTGTACATATAGGTATTGAGAGGGGCGCTTTGAAGAACGCGGTCTTACCTTACCTTAGTGACTTAATGCGAAAATATAATGTATATTGTCACATTGAAGACTTGACTCATGGCAATAAGAAAAAAGCCGATAGGATTATATGGGCTTTGCAAGGTAGATTTGAGCATGGAAAGATCGTATTAAACGAAGATGAAGACTTTGACGAGTTTATTGATCAATTATTGATGTTTCCGTCAAAAGGTGTCCATGACGATCTTCCTGACGCTTTGGCTTACATGGATCAACTAGCAGTCACCTCTTATTTTGTTCAAGAGGATGAAGATTGGGAACCGATTGATGTGATTTCTGGCGTTTAAGGACTAATATGGACAATATTTTTGAGCAACCCTCTGAACAAGATAAAGAGATTGTTGCTTTTGTAGTAAACCATTGTGACCGGTGGAGAGACTACAGAAATACCAATTATTTAACTCTATGGGATGAATACGAACGTATTTTCCGTGGAGAATGGGCTGTAGAAGACCGCATGAGGGATTCGGAGAGGAGCCGTATTGTGACTCCAGCTGCCCAACAAGCCGTAGAAACTCGTCATGCTGAGATTATGGAAGCAATCTTCGGTCAAGGTGAGTTCTTTGACATCGAAGACGATATTAAAGACGTAAACGGCAACCCGTTAGACGTTGAGATGATCAAAAAACAACTCAACGAAGACTTCAAATTAGACAAAATCCGTAAGTCTATCGACCAAATTGAGTTAATGGCCGAGATTTATGGCACTGGTATCGGTGAGATTGTCGTAGTCACTGATAAAACCTTTGAACCTGCCACACAACAGATTCCAGGCCAACAACAAGCCGCTATCGGTGTAGTGGAAAAAGACCGAATTGGCGTTCGGATTATTCCAGTTAATCCTAAAAACTTCCTTTTTGACCCTAATGGTACGTCTATTGAAGACTGCTTAGGCGTTGCGATTGAAAAGTATGTCTCAATCCATAAAGTAGTAAAAGGTCAGGAAGACGGCATCTACAAAAAAGTAGACATTGGTACTTCTCCTGAAGACGATAGGTTAGAACCCACTCAAGAAGTAGTACAGTATCGTGATGACAAAGTTAAGCTCTTAACCTACTACGGTTTAGTACCTAAAGAGCTTTTAAGCGGGAAAGAAGAAGTAGTAGAGTTATTCCCTGAAGAATCAGTACAAGACGAATACGACAATTTAGTAGAAGCGATTGTTGTTATCGCAAATGACGGTATTCTTTTGAAAGCAGAAGAATCGCCGTACATGATGAAAGACCGTCCTTGTGTTCTCTATCAAGATGACACAGTACCTAATCGACTTTTAGGTCGAGGAACCGTTGAAAAAGCCTACAACATGCAGAAGGCTATCGACGCGCAGATCCGCAGTCACTTAGATTCTCTGGCTTTAACGACATCTCCTATGATTGCGATGGACGCAACTCGTCTTCCTCGAGGTGCTAAGTTTGAAGTCAAGC